ATTCAGGTTTAGTGGGCCAAGAGATTGTATTAGGAAATCCTGACTGTTGTGGTACATTTAATAAGTTAGTTCTATACTGTGCCCATTCTGTTTGTTTGCTAGATGAAATATCAGCCCAACGTAAAGGATTTGACACTAAAGGATCGACTTCTGTAAGTAGCTTATAGTCACGATCAGAACGAACCTGCTCTGCTGTTTCTGTGTCTAACTCTTCCTGAGTGGGTGCTACATAAGCTGTAAAGTTTGTGCTGATCAAAGACATTACAGCATTGTTATCAATAGTCGTATCAGTGTCGGTAGGGTCTAAAGTGTAAGGTATCCAACCGTAATCAGGATGATTAATTTCTACATCCATTAGAGTATTGTCTGCGTTAAGTGATTGTGCATTACGCACTTGTGTAATTGTAATAGTCATTATGAAATTCTCACAAATAAAGTTGCTCTTTGATTAAAGCCACCGAATGCACTGCCAACGTGGCCCATTGCTTGCCATGTACCACCCGGTGATCCACTTGGAGAAATGATTATATTATTACCTGCAGACCTAGATACACCAGCGTATGTCAACGAACTACCAGAGTATGACGACCCTACATTTATGTAACTACCTTGTGCTGTTGATGTCCGCATCAGAAAGGCATAAGTACCAACGCCTCCTAGAGTCGTACTACTTGATGCAGATGCAAATGTAAATCCACCACTACCGTCTGTTGTTAGTACTTGTCCACTTGTTCCATCAGTAATACTTAGGTCAGTTAATACTGAATTACCTGCTAAGGCTGTTGTACCAGTTGTACCCAATGCCAGCGCATCAGTAATTCCATAACCTGCTATTGTTGTTGGAGTACTTGTTAATTCGGAGAATGCTGTATCTGCATGTACAGTTTGTGAAAGTCCTAATTTTACCCATCGCGAACCATTGTATTTCCAAGTTTTTGATCCTAAAATATATTCGTCACCGGTTGTCGGGTTTAATGGATATGGCATTACTGTTTCTCCTAATTATGCATACTCTATACAGGTTTAGTAGGCCATACAATTGTGTGTGGGAATTCTGCTTGACTTGGTACGTCTCGTAAAAGTTGTCTATATGTCGCCCATGCAGACTTATCTACAGGAGAGTCATCAACCTGTGTCCAATCTGAAGTCATCAATAGTCCGTCTCGCTTTTGGCGGGCTAAAACTTCTGGTGCAATAAGCTCAGGTTCTGGATCAGGTTCTACAACGGGTATATTCTCTACAACCCATCCTGAACCATCCCACTTAGCAAGTTGGCTGTCAGTTATTGTTGGTGGTGCAGTCTCTACACAACCTGCTGGGATAAGCCAGTTAGTGCCATCTAAAGGGTCTCGGTCTGCTGATGTAGTACCTACATAAACACCATTTAAATCTGTTTGATATACGTTCATACCAATGTCTCCTTAATATTTAATACAAGCTAGAAATGCAATGTTTCTTGGACGTGTTTCTGTGCCACCAGTGTCCAATGTTTCCCAAGCACGACCCGAATTTGCTTTGCCACTAGGAGCATCGTTGGGTCGACCCCCACCCCCAGAATACAGGAGGTTAAGGTTTGAGTAACCATCGTGAGAGTGACTCTTAAACTCATCAGTCTGTGCCGAACCAAAAGCTCGACTGGTATCAATTCCACGGCTATCATCCCAACCACGCATAAATTCACCACGAAGGTCAGGCACGTTAAAAGTAGAAGATCCATCACCAGCACCATACGTAGTTCCTATTGCCGTAAACAAATCGGCATAAGTCGTTCTTGATACAGCAGCACCGTTAGCCTTAATATAGCCTGTAGGGGCTGTGTTAGCGGAATGATAAATTAATGTACCAGGAGAATTTGCTACACCAGCACTACTACCGGATGCAAACGTTGCTTGATTAACCCAGTTAGTGCCATCGTAGGTCCAAGTTTTTGATCCTAAAATATATTCGTCACCGGTTGTCGGGTTTAATGGATATGGCATTACTGTTTCTCCTTAATATTTAATACAAGCAAGTAGGGCTACGTTTCTTGGACGAGTTTCTGATCCGCCAGTGCTACTTGTGGTAACAGTCCCTGTTGGGGAAGAAGTCCCCTGCAGTGGTACGCCGCCAGCCCCTGTATTATAGTGTGTTGAGAATGTGTGAGTGTGTGCCTTTAGTTCATCAGCTTGAGATGAGCCAAAGTTACGACTGGTATCAATTCCACGGCCGTCATCCCAACCTCTGGGAAACTCGCCACGAAGGTCAGGGACATTAAAAGTAGAAGACCCATCGCCTGTGCCAAAAGTTGTACCAATGGCTGCAAATAAATCAGCATAAGTTGTTCTTGATATAGCAGCGCCATTAGCTTTTATAAAATTTGTAGGGGCAGTGTTAGCTGCGTGATAAATTACTGTACCGGCAGGAACTGATGAACTTGATGAACTTGCAGCATCAGTAATTCCGTAGCCTGCTAATGTAGTTGGAGTACTTGTTAAATCAGAGAATGCTACATTAGCAACTACACCAGTAACCTGTATCCAATTTGACGCATCATTACTATAAATAAACAATTCTCCAGTTGCGCTGTCATCAAACCAAAAAGTACCATTTAAAGGTGCAGCTGGAGGCGTTGCGCCTATTGTTGAAAAAGAAGTGATTGATCCAGTAACTTGTATCCAATTTGATGCACTATCACTATAAATGAATAGTTCTCCGTCTGTTACATCGTCAAACCAAAAAGTACCATCTAAAGGTGCAGTCGGTGGTGTTCCACTTATAGCTGAAAAAGAAGTGATAGACCCTGTGACCTGTATCCAATTTGATGCGCTATCGCTATATACAAACATTTCGCCGGCTGTTACATCGTCAAACCAGGCTGTTCCATTTGAAGGTGAAGTTGGGGCTGTTCCACCTAATCTCACACTTCCTATCACCGACGGATCAACTGTTACTACTCCGGCATTATTCATTGTAACATCACCAGATAATGCTGCAGCAGTAAATCCCGCTCCGTTATTAATTAAAATTTGAGTATCTGTTAAAGTTTTTGCTGATATATCTCCAGCTGCAGCTCCGTCTCTAACTAGAATTGAATTGGCACCTGCATCTTGAATTTTAGCATATGTAACGTTATCATCTAGAATTTTAACAGTAGTAATAGCGTCATCGGCAATCATTCCAGTTTGCACTTGAGTCTCTGTTATAATTCCATTTGCGGTTGAACTTCCAAGAACTTTGTTTGCGCCTACAACATTTTGCATTTTAGAATACGTAACAACATCAGGTTGAATCGTAACAACACCATCATTTGCCATAAGAACATCTTGAGATAAAGCAGCGGATGTAAAACCATTGCCATTACCAATTAAAATTTGCTGATCAGTAACTTCTTTATCAGACAAAGCTCCGGCAGAATTTGCATCTCTAACTTTAATTGTATTTCCTGGTGCTGGGCCTATACTTAAACCATTTGAATCCTGGGTTAATCCAGTTCCAGCTAAAACAGTAAATGCGCCTGAAGAATCTCCACTAGTTGACTTAGTTATTCCAAGACCTGCTGTGTAGAGGCCTTTTTTATCAAATGCGTAATTTATAGCTTCTACAAAATCAGAATCATGACCAGTAAATTCAGAAGATAAATCGTCTAAATCACCTATCAAATTACTAAGAGCGTTTGTCTTTATTCTCCAAGTGTTAATAGTGTCACTTAAGTTTACAGTTATGCGTCTAGCCATTAAAATTATACCATTACTTAAATTTTATATTATACGAGTATTTATATATAAAAAAATATAAATAGTAGTGGTTAAAGGAGTTTAATATGGCAGAATTAACAACTAACATTAATTTTCTACAAAGTACACAGTTTAAAGTAATAATTGATAGAAAAAAATTCGGCAATTTAGAATTTTTTGCTCAATCATTTCAGCACCCCGGTGTTACAGTTACTTCTGCTCCAATGGCATATAAAAGAATTGCTACAGTTGGTTTACCAGGTGATACCTTAACTATTGATGAATTAGGTTTTGAAGTAATAGTAGATGAAAATATGAATTCTTACATCGAAATGTATAATTGGGCAAAATCACAAACAGAAGATAGAAGAGGAATTCTTGGTGATAATCCTTTATATCGTGATATACCATCTCCAACAGATACACATGAAGCAGACATCACTGTTTTACTATTAACAAATTCTAACAAAGTTGTTAAAACAATAAAATATATTGATTGTGTTCCAACGTCGCTGAGTTCATTAAATTTTGCTGCAACTGTAGGTGAACCATCACAGGTTACATTCCAAGCCTCATTTAGAAATGAGTATTTTACTATAACTTGATGTATATATATTTTTATATTATGGAGAAATGATTTGTTAACACTTGAAAATATACTTGAAGAATGGCAGACTGACTGCGAAATAGATGAAAACAATTTAGATAAAAGTTCAATTGAAATAGCTAAGTTGCACGCAAAATATCTTGAAATGTTATCTATTACAAAACTCAAGCTAAAAAAGACAGAACTTAACCAAAAAATATTGCTTAAAGAAAAATGGCTTTATTATAATGGGAAGATGACTGAAGATGAACTTATCGAAAAAGGATGGGAATTTGATCCATTTCGTGGAATGAAAATCATGAAAGGTGATATGAATCGCTATTATGATTCAGATATAGATATACAACAGAGTGAAGAAAAAGTAAT